TGGCCAGATTGGCCTGTTCCGCTTTCAAGGCGTCACCCAACGCTCCATCGTGATCGAACAGCGCGAGGGCGTTCTCAGCCTTCTGCCCTCCGTGCCGCTGGGTGCGCCCGCCACTGTTGGGAACCGCGAACAGCGCTCGATGCGGTCCTTTGCGCTACCCTGGATCCCCCATGACGACGTGATCTTGCCCGCTGACATTCAGGGGATGCCCGCGCTGGGCCTGTCGGACGCCGCCGATCCCCTCGTTGAAGTGATGAACCGCAAGCTGACACTGATGCGCCGCAAACATGCCCAGACCCGCGAATACATGGAGATGAATGCGCTGCGTGGCATCGTGAAGGACGGTGCCGGCACCACGCTTTACGACTATTTCAGCGAGTTCGGTCTGGAGAAGATCTCGGTCGACTTTGCCTTTGGCACAGCAGGCACCAATGTGCAGGGCAAAGTCCGCAGCGTTCTGCGCGCCATGGAAGACAATCTGCTTGGCGAGACAATGACCACCGCGCATGCACTGGTCAGCTCGGAATTCTTCGACAAGCTGATCAGCCATCCAAAGACAGAAGAGGCCTATAAGTTCTTTTCGGCCACTGGCGGCCAGCCGCTGCGCGAAGACATGCGCCGCGCCTTCCCCTTCGCGGGCATGCTGTTCGAGGAATATAACGGCTCTGTCACCCTCTCGAACGGAACGTCAGAACGTCTGATCCCCGCAGGCGAAGGGATCGCCTTCCCCATCGGCACCTTCGACACCTTCACCACCTATGGCGGGCCTGCCAACCTGCTGGAGACTGCCAACACCATCGGTCTGCCGCTCTATGCGCGCCAGATGATCGACGCCAAAGGCCGCTGGATTGATCTGATGACCGAAAGTTCGATACTGCCCGTCAACAAGCGGCCGCGCATGGCGATCCGTTTGCACTCTGGCAACTGAGGTTGACCGAGCATGACAGCGTTCACTGCAGCGCTGGACGTACTGTTCAGCGATCCGAACCTCTCCACCCCGGCGCTTTATCAACAGATGGGCGTCGGGCCGGAGGTGGCGCTCCGCGTGATGCGCCGCAGCCCGGACCGCATGCTCGAGTTTGGCGCGGCGCGGCTGGTCAGTGACAGCGTGGTTCTGGATGTCCGCATCAGCGATTGTCCGGAGCTGGCAGCAGCGGATCGCTTTGAGATCGGGGCAGAGATCTTTGTGGTGCAAGGCACGCCGCAGCGCGATCGTGAGCGGCTTGTTTGGACGGCAGAGCTGCTGCCCTACTGGCCGGACCCGCATGCAGATCACACCGGCTGATTGAGAGGGCACGCGATGATACGTCTGGAAGTCCTCGGTGATATCGGGGCCATGATGGCTGCTGAGATCGCCGCTGGTGAAAAGGCTGTGACCAAGGCTGTCGGTGATGCTGGTAATGGTCTCAAGACAGCCTGGCGCGGGCAGATCACCAGTGCGGGGTTGGGACAACGGCTAGCGCGGACCATCCGCTCGGCGCAATACCCCAAAGGAAAGCCCAGTCTGAATGCAGCGGCGCTTGTCTGGTCGCAAGCGCCGGTGGTTGTCGGCGCCCATGATACGGGGCCGCTCATTTGCTCTCAGAACGGCTTTTGGTTGGCAATCCCCACACCTGCCGCGGGCAAATCTGCTCGCGGTGGGCGCATCACGCCGGGAGAATGGGAACGTCGGCGCGGGTTGCGGCTGCGGTTTATCTATCGCCGCAGCGGACCGAGCTTACTGGTGGCCGAAGGCCGCTTGAACACACGCGGGGTCGGCGTGGCCTCGCGGTCCAAGACCGGGCGCCGGCTGACGACCGTGCCGATCTTCCTGCTGGTCCCGCAAGTGAAGCTGCGCAAGCGGCTGGATCTGGAGCGTGATGCCAAGGCCGCGCAAGAGAAGATACCCAAGGCGATCGTGACAAATTGGGTCAAAGGGAAGACCGGATGACGCCGCGCGAAACGATCCTCACCGCTCTGGCGGACCTGCTGCGCACGGTGCCGCATGTGCCAGTACTGCGCGGCGAGGTACTGCCGGAGCGGATCCCGCCTAGCGGTTTGATGATCCTGCGCGATGGCAACCCGGGCGAGCCCGGCGTAACGCTTTCGCCGTTGATGTATCATTACCAGCACCGCGCCGAGCTCGAGGTGATCGTGCAAACCGGCGAAGAGCGTGATGCGCGGTTTGACCGGCTGATCGGGCGCATTGGTGCGGCTGTTGCGGCAGACCGAAGTTTGCGCGGCCTGTGCGACTGGGTCGAGGCGGAAGCGCCCGAGCCGGTCGATCTGCCCGTTGAGGGAAGTGCCGCGATCAAGGCCGCGATCATTCCGATCATCTTGCATTACGCGACCAGCGACGCGCTGGCCTGATCATACCCAATAGCTGACATTCAAGGAGAGACACGATGGCACGAGCCCAAGGGGCGCGCGCGCAGATGGCGCTGGCGTTCGAGACAACCTATGGCACGCCGCCTGCGAGCGGCTTCACCCGCATTCCGTTTGCCAGCACGTCGCTGGGGGCCGAGCAGCCTTTGCTGGGCTCAGAGCTGTTGGGCTATGGCCGCGATCCGCTGGCGCCGATCAAGGACGCTGTGACAGCGGACGGCGATGTAGTGATCCCCATCGATGCCGCCTCGATCGGGTTCTGGCTGAAGGCCGCTTTTGGTGCACCCACGACAGCCGGCACCACAACCAAGACCCATACGTTCCAGTCGGGCAATTGGAACCTGCCGTCTTTCGCCATCGAGACCGGTATGCCCGAGCTGCCGCGCTATGCGATGTATGCCGGCTGCAAGCTCGACAGTCTGAGCTGGCAGATGGGCCGCGCCGGACTTTTGACCGCAACCGCCAGCGTCGTTGCCCAGGGCGAAACAATAGCGACCACATCTGCCGCGGGCGCTCTGGCCGATCTAACGCTGACGCGCTTTGGTCATTTCAACGGCTCGATCAAACGCAACAGCCAGCCCATTGGCAATGTGGTGACGGCGGATATCAACTATGCCAACAACCTCGATCGCATTGAGACCATCCGCTCTGACGGCAAGATCGACGGGGCAGACCCTTCGGTGGCAGCCCTCACAGGCAACATCGTCGTACGCTTTGCTGATCAGACGCTGGTGACCCAAGCGATCAACGGTGAGGCCTGCACGCTGGAGTTTGACTATACGCTCCTCGGTGGCGTCGGGCTGAAGCTGACGGCCCATGCCGTCTATCTGCCGCGCCCGCGGGTCGAGATATCGGGACCACAGGGCATTCAGGCCACTTTTGATTGGCAGGCGGCACTGGCCGCAGATCCTGGCCGGATGTGTACGGTCGTGCTGACCAACAGCCTGGCGGGGTATTGAGCATGCTTAGACTGAACCTGTCAAACACACCCGACTGGCTTGATCTCGGCCACGGCGTCCGCGTGCTGGTGGAGCCCATGGGTACGGCCATGATGATTGCCGCGCGGCGCGATCCGCAGATCGCAGCACTCGGCGACAGCATGGAGACGCTCACCAACGATGATCTGGCGCTGGTGATGGCCAAGGCGGTGGCACGGATTGCCATCAAGGACTGGGACGGCGTCGGTGATGCGGATGGCAATCCCGCCTCGGTGACGCCCGCGGGCATCGACGCCCTGCTGGAGGTCTGGCCGATCTTTGAAGCGTTCCAGAGCAAATACGTCAATTCCGGCTTTCTGCTGGACCAGGAAAAAAACGTCTCTGCGCCCTTGCCGACTGGGAGTTCGGCGGGGGCGCCGCCTATTGCCAAGCCTGCACGGGGCCGTGCCCGGACTGCCCGCAAACCCTGAATGCTCCAGTCACGTTTGAAGGCGTGCAGGTCTGGGATGTTGTGGACCGGTTGGGTGGGCAAATGCGCATCAACGGCAGGTCGGTGACCGGCTGGGACATGAGTGCAGCACTTCACCTTGGTGCGGCCTTGGGCGTCTCCGCCAATGCGCTGGCCGAGCTATTGCCGCCGATTGAGGCGGTGATGGTGCGCAAGATCAATGAAGACACCCGGACCGCATAATGTTCGCCACCCAACATAAGATTTACAGTCGGAATACGGCGTCTGACAACAACCCAGCAGGCGTGGACGAAACGATAAGATCAGGCGATGCGCACCAAAACGGACACTCATTTGTTCTGTGAAGCCACTAAGCCGATTTGCCAGCTCGGGCAGCCGCTGCACCCGCGACTTTAGCGCTTTGGCAATGTGTTAACCGCGCAGTTCAAGGACACATCATCGGTGGCCGGGACACAAATACCCTGATCAACTCGTCTTTTTTACTGGCAGTACCTCAGAACCATCTTTTGTTGCATCTTCTGCTTCGTTTTGATGTCGAGCTTTACGTAGGCGCGCCATCTTTTCTTGCCGTTTATTTGCTTCCTGCTCAGTGATGTCCTTCGCCATGCGGGTGGTTTTTTCTAATGTTGTTTCGGCCCGCGGTTGCGCTGTTGTGAAATGCGATAGTTTTGTAAGCTTGGCGATAACATACGCTCCTTCGTGTATTTTTGGTCATGAAAGTTTGGGGATTATGTCGGCGCTTGCACGTTGGGCCACTGCAGTGAGCCAGCCTCCAAAGCGAATGCTGGATTTCATGGCCGAACCGAGCATTGGCTGACGACGCATACTTGTTACGGGAATTTCTCAGACTTTGCAAACTTCGGTCACTGCGCAGTGCCGACAGACGGATCATTCTCCGTTGCACCTGTAACGAATTACCACTCCGTCATGCACAGCCACCTTTGTGGCATTCTCAAGAGTGACCGAAGGCTACCAACAGCAGATGGTAATATTCTGTTGGATGGCGAACACGAGCGGCCTTTTCTGACGACGTTTTCACCACGAACCCATCAACCAACTACTTGCTGCCCACAATAGGACCCCACCCCATGACCAGCAAACAAGTCTCTGTCCGGCTATCCGCAACGGGCGGCAAGCAGGTCAAAGCCGAGCTGACAGGCGTGGGCGACGCTGGTGCCAAGGGCATGGGGCGGCTTGCGCGCGAGACAGAGATTGCTAATGCCAAGCTGGCCGCCTTCGCACGCCGCGCACGGGTCTTCGCCGCGGCAACCGCGGCAGCCGCGGTCGCAGCCGCTGGGGCAATGGTGCGGTCCGGTTTGCAGACGATCGACGCGCAGGCCAAGCTGGCGCAGTCGCTCGATACCACGGTGGGCAGCATTCAGGTGCTCGAACGTGCTGGTGAGCTCGCGGGCGTATCCATGTCAGGTATTGAGCAAGCAACAAAAGACCTGACACGGCGGCTGAGCCAGGCGGCAGCCGGCACCGGTCCCGCCGCGGCAGCGCTCGACCGTTTAGGTCTATCGGCAGAAGAGTTGATGCGCATGCCGCTCGATGAACGCGTCGATGCGATCAACAGCGCGATCATGCAATTCGTGCCAGCGGCTGAACGCGCCGCTGTGGCAGGTCAGCTCTTTGGAGAAGAAGGCTCCATCGCAATGGCGCGCATCGACAGCGCCATATTGCGGCAAGCGACGCAGGACATGCGCGATTTTGGGGTGATCGTTTCTGAGCAGGACGCAGAGCAGATAGAAATCACCAACGACGCCATCTCGCGGCTGGGGCTGCTGTGGCGCGGTGTGACCAATCAACTGACCGTGGCCGTGGCCCCCGCACTTGAGGCCGTGGCCAACGGGCTGGTGGCGTTCGCAAAGGTAACAGGCCCGCTTGGGGTGGCGATCCGCTTCACCTTTGACAACCTGACCCGTTTCGCCACCTATGCTGCCACCTTTGTGGGCCTGATGGCCGGACGTTGGGTGCTGGCCATGGGTCGCGCGGCGCTGTCGATTGGCGGCTTGACCACGGCGTTCGTGTTTCTCAAGGCGGCGATCATCCGCACTGGCATCGGCGCGCTCATCGTGGGCGCTGGCGAGCTGGTCTTCCAGTTTACCCGGCTGGTCAAAGGTGCAGGTGGGATCGGCAATGCGCTGGGACTGCTCAAAGACGTGGCTGCCGAGGTGTTCGGCCGGATCAAGATGGGCGCCTCAGCGGCAGGGGCTGCTGCCACAGCGATGTTTTACGACATCAAGGCAGATGCAGCCTCAGGCATGGCCTCGGCAATTGAAAGCGTGGTGGGCTTTGGCAACAATGCCGTGAACACATTCCAAGGCACGTTCTTTGCCGTGCAGGCTGTCTTTGGCGCCCTGCCGGATGTGTTTGCGCGCATTGGTGCACTGTCGATCAATAAGCTGATCGAGGCCATGGAGGCAGGGATTGCAGGCATCACCCGCGGGGTGAATACGCTGATCACGATCGGGGGACGGTTTCCAGAACTGGCGCTTGATCCACCGGACCTGTCCGAATGGAATCGTGTGGTGCCGCAAGCCGTCGATATCGGCGGGCGCGCGGCAGCAGGCTTTGCCCGCGGATTTGAGACCGACCTGCTGGAAGTTCCCGACCTTGGCCTCGACGGTATCGCCAGTGAGGCGCTTGCGACGGCAAATACCTACCGGAGTGCAGCGGAAGACCTCGCGAGGGGTGCCACACTGCCGCTGGCAAGCTGGCAAGCGCTGCGCGATGCGGTCAGCGGGGCTGACGCAGAGGGTGAAGAAGCACTCAGCGGGGCTGCGGCCTCAGCGGCAGTGCTCACCGCCGAGCTGGAAGAGGCTGAGACGGCTGCCACCCGCGCAGGCGCTGCGGCCCGGCAGGCGGGCACCGATGCCAAAGAGGGTGGTGAAGTGGCCGCCACAGGCTGGCGGGCGGTGTCCCAAGGTCTGTCGCAATATGCGGATCAGGCGATGGATTGGGGAAAGGGCCTGAGCGATACGCTGGTTGGTGCCTTCCGGTCAGCAGAAGGCGCGTTTCGGGACTTTGTGAAGACAGGCAAGATCGACTTCAAGGGGCTGATCGCGTCGATCCTGACGGACCTTGCCGTGCTGCAATTCCGTAAAGCAGTGCTGGGCCCGATTGCTAATGCGCTCAGTACGGCATTTGCGGGCCCGACCCTTGGCGGCAATGTTGCGTCAGCGGTGCTGCACAGCGGCGGCATGGTCGGCCTGTCAGGTGCGACGCGCTCCGTTCCGGCCATAGCCTTTGCAGGCGCGCCGCGGATGCACGCAGGTGGCATGGCGGGTCTGCGCGCGGATGAAGTGCCCACCATCCTACAGCGTGGCGAACGCGTGCTGAACCGGCGTGAGACCGCGCAATACGGTGCTGGTGGTGGTGGCATGTCGCGTGTGCGCATCG